TTGAAACAGACCTCCCAACCCATTCTGTATAATAAAACATTATAAGCACCCTACACCCTACACCCTACATTTCTAAAAAAGGAGCCGTCGGCAGACTTATTCAATATATTTCGCAACCACCCAATCAGCAGATTTCCGTTTCCCTCCTTCGGGCGTGTTTTTATCCCGCAGGTTCTCAATCTCCTTTTGGAACTGGGGAAGAGTGTATCCCATCTGCCCCAAGTGTCGTCTCAAAGCAACGAACCTCCCGCAGGTCTGTATTTTAGGCGATAATTTCTGTAATCTCTTTTTGTTATACACGACATTAAAGCCGTCCTTCTTTGCCTTACCCAACAGGCGAGTTAAGTCGTTGGTTGCCTGACCCAAAATCAAGCGAATCATTCGGGGAATGAACCGCCAATCAGTATCCCATTTAGCCCCGTAAGAGTTGAAGTATTCAATCGTCTTATCAAAGCGAAACAGACCTACAAAATGTCCGCTGTTGTATGTGTCCTCAATCAAGAGAACCCTGAAACTATCTTTCTCGGGCAAGAGTTGCTCAATAGAATGGTAATCGCTCAACTTACTATACTTGATAATGTCGCTCGGGTCTATTTCAAGGTATTTTTCTAAATCAAAGTTAGTCATCGGTTCTCCTATTCTTTTTTCAATTTCAGCGTCGCTCATTTATATTATACGGATATAAAAAAAAGACGATTTAGATTATTTTGCGTTTAGTTTAGGCGATTTTAAAATATCAGTAGTATATAGAAATGGTGAATTGGGAAAACTCTTATATTTACGGGAAGAAGCAAGAAAGCGAAATCCTACCCCTGATACGCTCTTATTTTGGAAGAGAAATCACCCCGACAAAAGACAGGTATGCTAAATACGATTACTACGACGACGACTTCAACTACGAAGTCAAGTCAAGGACGAACACGATGAAAGCATACTCAACCACGATGATTACCAAGAATAAGACGGAAGGGAGTGATAAACCTGTGATACTGCTGTTCAATTATAAAGATTGCCTTGCTTACATCAAGTATGAAGAGGAGCAATTCAAAGACTACCTTGTAGAACAATTCAGCAGAGCAGGAAACCAAGCCGACGAGAAACCCCACCTATATATCCCAATAGCACATCTCTCCGTTATTGAAAGTTATTAATTAATACTTTGTTAGCAATAATGTATTAATTCCATCGTATCATATTGTAAAAAATTGATTGTGATTTATACCAACCTTCTATAAGCATCAAACAACAACAAGTCGTAAGACAAAGTAATTAAGATGACGACATTCGTAATGGATAGCGGGAGTGGTGAGGTGCGTGAGGAAACACCCTTGTTCCTACAAGACGGCGGAGAGGAGAAACTGGCTGTGCGTAGAAAAGAGTTGGAGGTCTTTGTGAAACTCTTAAAGACAGACCCTTATTCTATCCTCAAAAAGACGCAAGTGTTCCTCAACCCCTGTCTTGATGAGACGGAGTTGTTAAGATGGTGGAACGACCCTGCTACCAAGGTAGAGGTAGGGGTGTGGTTGATGAATAACGACCACAAGGTGAATGGTAAGTTCGGCAATTGGTCAAATGGGTTCTTGGGTAGTCGCTGGGCGGATTATAAGTTTAATGGAAAGGTCTGCCGTATCGCATTCTATTCTCGTAAAACCGACCCTCACAATTTCCCCGATGAAACAGAGAGAAACAATCTTAATGGTAAGAACTACCTTTTGTGTTTTGACCCATCTTAAACGAAACAAAACAAAACAAAACAAAACAAAACAAAACAAAACAAAAAAAGGGCAACCCCTCTTTTTTTATTGATACGATGGAAATATATGGGTGAGTGTAGGGTGTAGGGTGTAGGGTGGTTTTTAACTTTTATTATAGAGAATGGGTTGGGAGGGCTGTTCCAAATATAACTAATTAAAACAGACCCTACACCCTACACCCTACATTCATTATAAACCCTCTTTGTTATTTAGATTATTTCCAAAAAGAAAGAAATAGATTAAAAAAAGAAAGAAATAGATTATATAAATAGATTATTACTGATAAAAATAGATTATTACTTACTCATATAGGTAATAATTTATAAATTATATCTTGAAACAATCTATTTTATATATAGTTGATATAATCTATTTGATATATGATATAATCTATTTGATATATGATATAATCTAAATGGAATTGATTGAAATAATCTAACTCTTTATACATCTGCTCTCTAAATAATCTACGAGAGATGGTTTACCTGCCCCAGTGAGCTTGAACTCGTCCCTCTTCTTCGGCAGAGATTTTATTATCTGTTTCAGTTGCTTCTTCGTCAATCTCATATACTCCTTCCTTACGAATGTAGGACGCTTACCTCCTCCTCCTTGCTTCTCCTCGTTGCTTCCTTCCTCTTCTTCCTCGCCTCTCTTTTCTTCCCAAGAACCTTTGTAAGGTTCAGTCCCTCCAACAACTCGCCTCCCAGCCCCCTTGCCTACATCTCTATCCACTCGGTCTAATGTGGCTACTCCGTGTTCGGTTATTGGATTGAGAGATTTTGATGGAATGGTGAAATCACTACTCAACGCTCCCTTTATACTGACGGGGTCAAGGGTGGTTCTTACATTCGTTTCGTTTGATTTTGAACCCATATCCTTCTTGTAAGCGTCCTGTCCTATTCCTGTTGCTTTATTCAAGGTTATTATCTCATCGCTATCCTGTCCCACATCACTCGCAATCTTGCCTCCCAGACTGTGTCCCAATGTAGTTATATTCTGCTTACCATATTTGTTCTCCGCTTGTTGCTGAATATCTTTGGCGTGTTTAAAACGCTTTGTGGAAGACATGTTCCAGCCGAACGCCATACGGAGATTGTTTCCCCAGTCGTGAATGCCTTGCGAACCACGATGGACGACGATTGCTTTTCCTGTTGCGGGATTGTGATACACAGAAACTCTATCTCCTGATAGCGAGGTGTCCCTTATATATCCATCTATATTCTGTGCTGCTTTTTTGCCGTCGTATGATGCGTCTAAAAACCGTTTCATTACTTTGGTATTCATCTTTCCACCCGATAGTTGCTCCATATAGCAACCTCTACCCTCCAAAAGACTACGGGGGCAATTAATGGTTTTGGGGAGATGAACTCCCTTATTCGTCAAGGCAACGACTTGTTTTATATTTTGGAATGCGGCACTTAAGATAGGGTTCGCTGCTGGGTCTTCTTTGTTCGTGGGGTCGGCGAACCTATTCGCCCCTGCTGCTTGGGGATTTCTATCTCCTGAATGGACGATATAACTTAAATCCTTGAAAAGACATTCGTTCATTTTCCCCTTGATGTTCTCGTTGATATAGGTTCTCATCTGTGCTGCCTCTCCTTTTTGCCGTGCCGATGCTCCGCCTTTTTTCACCTTCTTTTCTACTACTTCCATTTGAATGTGGGGGTGGTCTGGTTGAAATAATACCATTTATATTATATCAACATTATTAATAAGGAAAAACAGCCTAAATTAAAGGAAACGAGAGGGCATATGACCGCTCATTCTAATTTGAGTTCCGTATCCTCCTCCGTATCCTCCACCCGATGTCTCATCTATATCCATCAGCATATCCCCCATCACACCCTCCACTTGACGACGGTCTTCTCTCACTGATTTTGCTTCTGCTTTTGCTTCCCTCTTCTCTCTCGCCTCTTTGATTCTCTTTGTTTCCTTCTTGGGTGTCGCAGCCTTTACGGCTTCCTTCTCCGCCTTTTCCGCCGCTATCCGTGCCGACTTTCCTGACGGTGCTTGGAAACTATCTCCAATAGACCCTGTTCCCATATCGCCTTGTAGACTGCCCTCTAATCTTTGCTGTAGTTCCATCAACTGATTCTTGAAATCACCCATCACAGAACGGAAACGAGTCAATACATTCTCGTCCAAAAACTGGGTAGAGAGCTGGTCTATTTCTATTACTTCCCCTACGATTTGGTCGTTCAAGCTGGATATGCTTTGCTGTTGGTCTATTGAAAAAAGGGTTAGAGAAGGAACTTCCTGTGCGATGTAATTCAACAATATTCTTGCGGATTGGACGACGGCACTTGTAGCACCGACGAAACGGTCAATTGCCTTGCTCCCCTGACCTGATGGTGCGGTGTGTCCCAGCTTAAGTTGATTAGATATTTCACCCAGAGAACCCAAGATAGACACCATCTTCTCAAACACGAAATTATATTTGTCTTGAATATCGCCTTGCGTTCCCAGTGTGGTTTCTGTTCCTTTGAATTGTCTTTTCATTCCCTTTACTATTCTCTTGTTGATACTGCGTAGCTCATTCAACTCTCCCACATTTGGTTCTAAAAATTGAGGCATTATATAATACACGAACATTTTATAATGCTAAATAGTAGAGATTACTTCTTATATAGACCGTGTTCCTTCACATACTGGGAGGCGGCTATCATCTTCAATCCCTTCTCCGCCATTACCTTTTTAACAATCGCAGCACGAGCAGAGCGACCTCCTCCACTAACCGCCTTCTTCGCCTCTCTCACAACTGATGATTTTGCGGTATCAAGTAGGTCAGTGGCTACCGCCTTCAACGCCTTCTTTCCACGCTTAACGACCTCTTTCACCCCCTTACTGGCGAACGCCTTTGTCGCCGCAATGGCGTCTTTTAGATTAACACCTCCCTTGACCGCTGCTCCGTGATGGACTTGTCCGTCTGTTCCTAAATAAGCCCCCACTACTGCTCCGCC